GACTGTATGGTGTGATGTACGGAAGCGGACTCACTAGATTCGTTCTGATCTTGCTGACTCGATCTCCATTCGCAGTGGAGTTGACGTTCGGCTCGTACGCGACACGCATACACCCGTAATGGAACGGGGTCGCGTTAATCACGATCTTCAAGCACAACTTCGCCCTCAAAAAGGCGTAGTTATTGAGCTTATTGCGAATCACGGCGTTGTTCAGGTACAAGAACCAAGGTTCAAGCACCGTTCCAAGCACTCCGTTAGCAGTAGCTGTAGTCCAAGATCGAGTGTCGATAAGAGTAGGTCGGCGCAGATAGTGCTCAAGGCTCGTATTGAGCGTACCACCAGAAGAGGCAATTGCACTATGCATGTAAGGCGTGTCGTCAATCTGTCCCGAAGAGTCGTCAACAAAAGTGACAACCTCCGAAGTCTTCGACTGGCCCTCGACCGTAGGGACGTCCACAACGTCCCCAGCCTGAATTGAGAATTTCTTACTCTCGTCACAGGAATTCCCGTTCCCGTGTTGAGGGGTAGTGCTCGCCACTACCTCAACGTGTCCGCTTCCACAGGCGGACTCCTCAATTTTGCTGTTCGCAAACCAAATGTCAAGAGCAGGGGATGGTTCAGTCCCAAGCTCGTCCCCAAGTGTCACCCTGGGTGGGCGATTCGTGCCCAAAAATCTCGCTACCAACTGATCATACGTTGGTAGAGGCTGAGTCGCAGCATAAAAACAATAAGGCTCCTCCCGAAGGAGCTCATTGAAAAAGCAATGCTTTTCTTCGAATGTGTCCCTCCCATAGAAAAAGTACTCGTTATTTGCTGCCGTCAAGACGAACAGCATGTGGGAATACCTGTCAAGGGAACTTGACGGTGTCCAAACCGTCAGGGACTTGATGATCGACTCCTCATCAAGTGGACACACGTAATCGTCAACATCGTCACACCAACGCCAAGTTCGCTTCAAATACGACACCTCGTCAATGTGGATGTATGGTACACTCGCTGCGGTTTTATCCGCCATCGTGTACGTGAGTCCAATGTCGACCAACGCCGACTGAATCGTTGTGTGGTTAAACCACGGCGCACGCTTACTAACCCCAAACGTGTTATCATCGCCATAAGT